AGAAAATTTTATACCTAAAATAGGAACTTTATATTTAATAATACCTGTTTCTTCTTCACTACTAATTTCACTAATTTTATATATTAAATTATTACTTTGTAAAGAAGAACTTCCAGCAGTTAAAACTATTTGTATAGCAGAACCATCAGATTCTTTATACCACAATTCTATATCTGTTACTACATCTGTATCTAAAAATATATTAGAATAAACAAATGTTGGAGTATTAAATTCTGTAATATTTGGGGAAACAAATTCTTTATCTATACCATTTAATTTATATTTAACTGTTAAAGTAAATATAGGAGCTTTATAATATTCTGCACAAGTTGTATCAGTTATTGGGTCACATAATACACTTTTTTTAATAATACCTTCTAAATTTAAAGCTAATTTTTTATATGTTGTATTTGTACTACCACTAATTTCTTCTACAAATCCAATATTAATTTCATCTCTTGTTGGAAATCTATGATGTCTAACATTTGTACCTGTTAAATCTTGCCCTTCTGAATCTTTACCCCAATAATCATTTATACCACAACTATTTGTATTAATATAAGATTCAGATAAATTTTTATTATTAGAACTTCTCATACCTTTTACATTAGCCTGTCCTACTATAAATGTCATATTGTCAGATAATGAATTATTTTTACCAGGTATATGAAAAGCAGGGCTTTCAGTTAAATCATCAAATATATAAACTATACCATAAGAATATATATCACCTGGTTGATGAGATAATCCGTTATAATGTACTAATGGGTTTTTTGTATTATGGTCTTCATGTACAGAAGTAAGTAAAATATCTTTAACAATTACATCAGCTTTTATTTTGGAAGCATATTTTTGTAAATTACAATAGTTATACTGTGGTCCACTAATATTAGCTAATATCAATTTATTATCAATTTGCTCTAAACTTCCTACTCTATATATACCAGAATCTATACTTGTTAATTCTACTTCTTCTATTGTACCATTCTTATTACTATTTGTACCAGTATATAAAACAATATTAGTTTTTGTACTAATAGCAGATGTATATTTTACATCGCTAATTTGTCCACTACCATTATTGTATTCAACAATAGCTAATCTAAAATAAGTATAAGTTTTATCTAAATTACCCAATTTAATTTGAATAGCCTTATTAGTTGGTGGAGATTTAATTACATCTACAGCTATATTTGTACTACCTTCTATATCAACGTAATTATTTCTAAGAGAATCATTTATAATATTAATATTACTTATTAACTCTAAAAATTTTGTTCCATTATAATCTTCATCTAAGTATTGTAATAATATACTATATGAACCAGCTAATAGGGAACCTGAATTTTCTAATATTTTAGTTTCAAGTAATTCAGGTAAAAGATTTATAGTTCTAAATAAATCAAATTTTTTACTTATCCATAAACCCCCCTCTAAAAAATTTTGTGGCTTATCAAAATTATAATATCTAGGTTTGTTATAATTATCTGTAAAATACACAGTTCTCTCATATCCCCTTCTTAATCTATAAGTAGCATCTATTTGTTTAGATATTTTAAATCCAAGTTTATCTTTTGTTTCACTATTAGTATCATTTACATGTGTTTCATATTTACAAGTATCATCATAAATACCTATTTCTGAAGCTGTTTCATCTGAATTTACTAAAAATATTATTGTTTTACCTTCTCCCATATATTCTTTTCCAATAGGTGTATATCCAATTGGAAAGTTAGCACAAGGGGTATTACTTTCTTCATTTCCTAAAAATGCAAAATCTCCTAATTCAGTTTCAATAACTGAATTAAGAGCAAATCTATATGTATCTTTAGGACTATCTTGTAAAGAACTATCTAAATGTAATCCTTTTGAGGGTCTTTGTATATTATCTTTTTGCATATTATATTCCTCTTAGTGTAAAATTTCTTTTATTAGGGTCTTTAAATCCTGTATCTTCAGCTCTTCCAAGTTTACCAAAAAAGCCATAATATTTATTTCTTCTGGGTATTAATTGAAATCTATTATCTTTAAAATTTTCATGTTGGTCTATACCAAATAACATCATTTGTTTATTACCAGCTTGTTTACAATACCATTGCCATTGTTGTTCAGCTACTTGCATTTTATCTGAATAACCTTCTCTACCCATATACCACATTCTAGCCATATATTTCCAAGTAATATAGTATGTTATAGCAGATATTACACTTACTTCATCAGGTATCATAGGATAACCTGTTTCAGTATCTACTTTTTGTCTGTAATAAGCTAAAGCTATAGAACCTTCCTTAAAAGAAGTTCTTATTTTATCACCCATTAGTGTATATTCATCTAATGTATTATGATATATTTTAGGGTCTTCATCACATACTATTGTATTAAAAAAAGTATGATTAGCTAATCTTACTGGTGTGTATTCTTGTTGATATAAATTAGATTTCATCCAACCATAATATTCATATTGTAAGTCAAAATAAGGTCTATAATAAGCTAATTCATAATCTACAATTGGAGTACCATTACAATCTAACGGGATAGGAGAACCACCTGGTAAATTAAATGTGGAACATCCAGTATTTGATGTCCCTATTTCTTTTGTAGTACAATCCAATACTATATTAGCAGGACAAAGTTCTTTTGTAGATTTTATCCATTTATTATTTCTAGCCACTTGTATAATAGAATGTAATCCATTAGGTAAATTAGCTTGATGATTTTCTATCTCTATAAAAGCTACTGACTCTTCATACAAAGTTATAGCCCCAATAAATTCAAGAGCTTCTCCTATCCACTCAATAAGGTCTGTTTCAGAAATTTCTTCAATACCTAAATCTCTATATATTTTAGATATTACTCTATCTATACTAATATATTGTAATTCTCTTCCCATTAAACATCTATTTTATCTGCTAATTTTAAATTATCTAAGTTTATTTCTAAAGGATTTTCTTTAGAAAAATATCTTTTTGTAGTATATGAATATTCTGTCTTTTTTTCATGTTCATACTTTATATCTGTAGATTTAGAGATTAAAAATCCATTTTCAATTTCTTCTACTATTACAGATATACTTTTAGATAATATCTTTGCATTTTTAGGAATATTATCAATTTCTTTTTGCTTAAATGTTGCTTTTTCTAATGCTTCCATGTTAATTTTTTATTAAATATTCTTTATCATTTTTTACTAATTGAGATAAAGTTCTCTTATTAGTTCTTGTCATTTTTATATTGTAAAGAGTTTTATTTGATACAAGAACTCTATTTTTACCCCAAAAAAATCTATATCTTATTCCATTAGTTTGTTCGTTGAAATGATATACAAGTTGTTTGTTATTTTTAGCTTCTTCATTAAATTTCCATAATTCTTTAGTTTTAACCCAATCAGGTGCTAGTCCTTTAATTTGTCCATTTTCAATTTTTATTTTTACTTTTTTACCTATTATTTGTAATACACCTAATTTTTCAGGTAATATAACTTGACCTTTTTCAAATAATTTACTTATTAAAAATTTCATAAATTGATTAATAATCTGTATATATTGTGTAATATTGATTGGATTATTAGACATATTTTTATAAACTACATAACTGTCTCTTGAATTATAAAATTTCTTCATTATTTACTTTGTTCTTTTAAACTATCTCTTGAATTATTTGTTAAATCTTCTACATTTTGACTAAATATTTGTATTAATTCAGTTAAAGATAATTCTATCATTGCATCTATTAGATCATTATCTATTGGAAACTCTTCATTTTGATAGTCTATACATTCTATACAACCTTCATATTCTATATCACATAATCCTATAAATTCTTTTACTTCAATAGGATTTTCAAATAAACCTATTACAGATACCACAGCTATTTTAGTGGGGGTAAATATATAAAGATAACCATTTTGTATAAAATAATTTGGTTTTTTAGATGTATATTTATTTCCTTTTTGTACCTTCATAGCATTTATAGATATTTCATCTATTTTAATACTTCTATCTATTGAAGTTACAGATTGAATTAAACTACCTGATAATCCTGAAAGAGGTTTAGGCAATTTATATTTACTTCTTAATATTTCACATCCAATTGGGGGTATACAAGAACAATCATGTGCAGCTACTTTAATTAGTTCTACACAAGGTATAGTTTGATAGTTCCATTGGGATATTCTTTGTTTTTTCTTAGCTTCCTGAGATATAAGTTTAGCCCTTACAGTAAGTAATTTACTGTAAATATGTCTACTCATAAGTCTTGAATCATCTGAGTGTACACCCTTTGAATATAATGATTGTATGCGTTGTATAATTTCTACTATTAACATAATTAATTATTAAATATTTTTATATGAATATACATAGGCATTTTATCTAATACATTATCTGAATATTCGTTATTATTTAAAGAACAAAAAGAAATTTTACTTCCATCAGGAATATTTTTTTTAGCTTTTGCTGAGGGTATAATATAACCCCTACCACTTACTGGACCACCACTATAAATAATATTTCTATTATTATCAGAAAATACGATACTTATTTCAGATGTATTATTCAAATGTATATTTATATCATTTACAGTCACATCTGAATCAATAAATAAAGAGTTATAGATATTGTAAAATCCATTATCTGTTCTTGAAAAAGACATTCCACCAATTTCATCTATTATTAATTTTTCAACAGTAGGAGCATTAGTTCCTGTTTGAGAAATAAAAGCTATATATTCTCTATAAGGTTTAGTATAAATTGTAGGTTTATTTAAAATTTGAGTTACACCAGAAGTTGCATTCCAATCTGAATTTACTTGTACGGGTACGATGTTTTTCTCTAATTTTGATACTTTTAATAAAAGGCTTTTTAATATCTCAGAGACATTAAATCTGTTTTTAACTTTGTTTTCTAAATTCATTATTTTTTTGTTTTTTAAGGTTAGTTATTTAGAAGTTCTAATTTTAGAACTTCTGTATAATCATTTGTTTTAAATATTTCATAAACACCATTAGGTTTTAACCAAATTAATTTTCTAGATTCTACTTCAAATCCACTTTGTTCAAATAATAATTGATATAAGGATAATTGAAGTTGATACTTATTGTAAGCATTATCAAGCATATGATTAAATGGATATAATAGTTTTTTTCCTTTATAATTTTTAAATAAGTCTCCATTCGTTTTATAATCTAGCACCTGGCACTTACCTGTTAAAGTATTGTATAATATAATATCTGATGTACCTGCAATACCAAATGTTTCTGAAAACATTTGTAATTCAAATACTAAAGGTTTCATATGACTTGGGATACTATTCCAAAAAGATATAATAGCTTGTTCATATCCATTTGTAGCTATATTCCCTTTCTTATATGTTTCCCCAAAATAATGTGCTTTATTACCTGTATCACAAGCTGTATTTTTTTTAAAATCCCACTCTGCTAAAATTTGTTCTTTAGTTACAATTTTACCTTCTTCTCTACTTCTCTTAGTAGCTACAAAACCTGCAACTTTATTGGCATCAAAAGGTTCACTAAATCTTTTTACAACAGAAGAAACAGAGCTTAAAGTTTTATTTTTATAATTGTAAGCATGTTTATCTACATCAAAATCTAAACCAATAAAATATTGTTTAACTTTATTTTTTAATTCTTCTACCATTATTTTATATTCAATTTAATTCTACTATATTCCCCTTCAAACTCATCGAATATTTGAATATAAGCTGTTTTAGGAACCCCAATCCAACCAAAGTCTTCATGCCATGTGTCAGTTGTTCCTACACTTCTTAAATATTCTATTTCAACACCAGGTTGGTCTTTAGCTTTTAAAAATTGATATTCAAAGCCATGATGTAAATCACCTAAATACATTTTTCTATGTGTAGTAACCCCCCATAATTCTTTAGATTCTGTAGCCATAATAAGAGGTAATTGAGCTATTTTAGATTTTTCTTTATCCCCATGAGCAAATCCTATTAAATTTTCTCCAAATTTAATATATTTTCTTTGAGTCCTCATAAAATCTACTGTAACATTATTTTTACCTGTAGTTTTTACTTGTTCATTAGGTAAATCAAAATATTTATGTAACCAATACCCTAATGTAGTTATTTTATCTTCGTCATGATTACCTTTAATCATAATTACTTTTATATTACAGATAACAGATAATTCTTTAATCATCTCTGTAATTGTATCACATATTACATAATAAGCATCCTCAGGAGAACCAAAATACTCTATTTGAGTTCCTTTTTTAGTTTGAGAATTAAATCCGTTAGTATGAAATAAATCATTACCTATTGGTAATATAATTTCATAAAGTTTTGGGTGTTTTAATAATTCTTCTTTTATTCTTTGTACAGTTTTTTTAAATACTTCTATATTTTGTTCTAAAGTAGATTCTACTCCACAGGTAGATTTAATAGGTAATTTATCTAAATGAGCATCATACATATTAACTACAGCAATTTGTTTAGGTAAATTATTTTTATTAACCCTATTAAACTCTTGTTCTAAATAAGTGTATTTATCATTACCAGGATTAAGGCATACTGGGTAAGTAAATTCAATTGTAGTTTGATTAATATACTTTTCAACTAACCTGTTTAAAGTATTTATAATTAATTCATTAGAATTATTTTCTTTAATTTGATTTTTATAAGTTATCCATTCTCCTCCATATGGGTTAGTTGTAACCTTATTAATTATCATTTTCTCTATAGAATATTCTTGTTCTTGTGGCAATACTTTTTTAGTTTCAAATAAAACATCTCCATTACCATTTAGTGTCTGTTTAATTGTAGTTAAATCTAAATTATTAGTTTGTAATAATTTAGTAAATTTTCTCCAAGTATCATTTGCAGCTTTTCTTCTTTGATCTGTAGAAGCTCCAATTTTAATTAAAAAGGTAGTAGCCAAATCATTCCATGATGATTCCCCTTTACCTACATTTAGAATATGCTCAATCATATTCCATTCATTACTTGCAAATTTTTGTTTTAAATTTTTCATATGTATATAAATTAAAAATAGTTTTAACTTTGCAAAGTTAAAACTATTTTTTATATATTTACTATGTATAGCTAAATTTTTATTATTTAGAAGAATATTTTTTTCTATAAATATCAAATTCTTGTTTTAGTTTATCATAAGATACCTTTAATTTTTGATAATTATTCTTCTCTTTATCCAATTGAATTGTTACTTCTATTAGCTTTTTTTTTAAATCCATTACTTCTGCCCTAAGACTATCATATTGTTCTAAAGCATTAGCTGTAAATTTATCATAACCTTCTTGCATCTTAGTAAGAGCATCAGCACCTAATTGTTTTTCTTCTATTTTTCTTTTATTTTTTTCTAATATAAAAGCTAAAAAAGAACCACTACCGAATGAAGTTGTAATAATAAGTGGTATATTATCTATTAACCATTGTTTCATATTATATGTATATTAAATGTTATTTGAATAATAAAATCTATCTTTTTTGTAACAACATTAACACAATGATTTTATCTATTATTTTAATTGTATAAATATTGTTGTAAATATTAAAATTAAATATATAGAATATTATTGTATTAAGTTATAAATAATCTGTTTATTAGTTTATTTTTTGTTTTTATATCCTATTGATATATAGTTAGATAAAACAGGTTTGTCAATATCTGGACGTGGAGAGTAGTTTGATATAAGACCAATCTCTAATTTTTTAATTATGTAACGTAAACCTGTGTTAATGTCATAAGTTAAATAACTGCTATTGTATTCTCTTATAATCATTCCGTAGCCTGCATTTACAAATAAGCTTAATTTATTATTTGTGTAAGTTCCAACATAAACAAATACATCTCTATATTTAATTTGCTCGAAACTTTCAATACCTAAGGCTACCGATACGTTTTTTTCTCTCCATTCAACTGAAAGTTGTAAATCCGCTGATGGCTTGTAATTTGTTTGAACACTCCCTGCAATTGCATTTTTAATGTCTGCTGAAAGTGTAATAGTTTGTGCATTTAACGAAAATGCTACGAATAAAAATATTAATATTAATGTTCTCATTTTTTATTTTTTATAACTGTAATAAAATCTATCCTGCTCTGTAACGGCATCAACACAATGATTTTTTCCTAATATTTTATCAAGTAATCTTCTAAATTTACTGTCTTTTGCAAACAGGTATCTCAGTCCTGTAACAGCGGAAATTGCTTGATACCATTTTCCATATTTTATTTTTTCTGACTTATCAATTTTTAACAAATCATTTATCAACTCTCCCGCACTTGCATTAGCAAACGAATTTGTTACAAGCGTTGCACTTCTGACAATTGGTGTTAATTGTCTTGAAAGCGAATAATCAAGTTTAAAAAATAGGTGTTTTATTGCTGAATACAACACACCTACTATTGCAACTATAATAAATATTATTGATGCAAAAACAAATAAAAATAATTCTTTTATAAGTCTCCAAAAATCTAATAATCTTGGTAAAATGTTTTTTACTCTCATTTTAAGTTAATTTTAAATTATCCAAGCTCAACAATTGCTCTTTGGCTTGCTCAATTATTTGGTTGCCTTGATTTATAGCATCAGACTGAATTGGCTCTACGTGTGTTTTAGTAACTTCCCATAACGTTGCATCAATAAGCAATTGTTTTAACATTAATCCAATTTTTGACATACCAAACTCTTGTGCAATAATATTTGGTACTTCTTTTGTAGTGTTATAAGTAAACTTAAACACATTTTCACTTTCTGTTGTTTCTTTGTTAATAAGAACTTTATCGCCATCAATTGCTTGAAATTGCTCAAAAGTCCCTATAAATTCTTGATTTTGAAATTGTTTTAAAATGGTTGGTTTCCAACCTTTAAATTCTGCAATTAATTCCAATATCTCTATTTTTACACTGTCAGTTTCGTGTGCATTGCCATTACTTGTTGGTATAGGGACTAATATAAAATTGTTCTTGATTATTTCCGGAATTTCAATATCTATTTGTTTCATTTTTATATATGTTTTATAAATTCTTCTAAAAGTTGTCCTTTTGCGAGGACTGTTAATGTTTCGGTATCACTTAACATTGTCTTTAAAGTCAATAAGTCTGATTTGTCAAGTTCTAATACCCCACTTTTGTGAAGCTCTAAACCCCAATTGAACAATTTTAAGGAGTCCCCTTTTGTTTGTCCTACTATAAAACTCGCCAATATGCGATTTGCTGCTCCATCTTGAATTTCTGAACCGTCAAGATTTTTTAAAATAAAGTTAAAATCTAATTTTTTCATTTGTTATTAAATTAATGTTGATATTACTGCTCCGCTATTATCTATTGATATTTTATACGAGTTTAACCCGTCTGGTGTTTTTAAAACTACTCCTGCACCATTTCCACCTACATACAAGGCTGTTACAGACGAATTACCTATTGTTGCTGTGTTGCTACCATTTCCTATTGCGATTGAACCAATAACTATTTGATTGGTTTGTCCATTAGTTGCTGCTCGTGTATTATCCCCAATAAATACAGAGTTATTAATTGATGTCAGGTTTTCCCCGCTTCTTATTAATTGACCTGACTGTCTCCCTAAGATTATATTATTACTACCATTTATGCCATTACTACCTGCTCCAAAACCATTAATTAAATTACCATTGCCTACAACTCTCTGTCCTGTATAACCACCTATTAAGTTATTATACTCTCCTACAACACCTGTAATGTAATATCCTATCATAACATTCATATTATTACTACTACCACTTACGTTAGTAGCCCCTGTACTAAACCCAATTGCAATATTCTTTTCTCCTGTTGTTATACCGCCTAATGCACTAGACCCAATTCCTATATTCATTCTCCCTGTTGTTAAATGATTAGCAACATTAGATCCTAAAAAAACGCCATAATCAGCAGAATATAATGTATTAACATTATTTGCTCCCAATGATACATTATGATTACCCGCTCGCCTTAATGATTGATACCCAACGGCTGTATTATAATTAGACGCTATAATACTATCCAATGTATTATTTCCTATTGCCGTATTCCCTACGCCTGTTGTTAAATTGTATAATGCACTATATCCAAAAGCTGAATTATACAATATATTTAAAGATTGATTGTTTAATGCTAATGCTCCAAATCTTGTTGATAAATTATTTGTTGTATCGGTAATAATAAATTCTTTTGATGATTTTATTTTTCCAAAAACTTCTAATTGTGCTGTTTGATTTATCGTTCCAATACTAACATCTCCATTTTCCCTATTAACGCTCAACACATTAGAAAATACAGAATTATAAACTTTGTCCAACGTCAAGTTTCCTGCTGCATCTATTCTAAACGAAAATAGCGGATTTTCTCCATCAGTTCCCATTCCAATAGCTCCTAATTTTGTATCAACTGTATTGGTTGGTGTTGCCTTTGCCCAAATCATATCATTGAATGATTTTGTACCTGCAAAAGTTTGAGCTATTGTATTGGTGAAACCTCTTTCTGTTGGAGAAGCATCTGGTATTGTTTCAAATTGTTCTTGTAACCAAATAGTATTTACACTTGTAATTATTTCATCTGTATCTTCAGTAACTGTAATAGATTCTGAAGTTTTAATAGTTTTAAAATCCTGAAAAGTATCTGTTCCTACTGTTGTAGTCCCTTTGTATATTTTAGCTCCAACTCCTACATTTCTACCTCTAAATATATTACCAATATTAGCTATAAACTCTGCTGTAAGTCTTAGTACAGAATGACCTTTAATGCCACTTAAAGGTTCTGGTGAATTTACAAATTCAAGATGTTCTTTATAAGCTGATATTTGATTTACATCAGGTGTTATTATTGCTACATTATCATATCCAGTTGGATGTATTGTATTACTTACAATTAAATTTCTATCAGCACATGAATCTTCTACATAAGAAACACATGTAATTGGTATACAAGGGTCACTACACCCACAATTTGTATTTACACTCATATTATAATAATTTTAAATTTGAATCACTTATATGGTAATCTGGGTGTGTTAATATCTTATCAAAGATACAATTAACATTAATACCAATACCTTCTATACATTGTCTAATGTTATCTATATCAAATTTTGCATCTATTTCTTCTGTACAACAGTTATACATAGCTTTCTCTCCAATATAAAATATTAAGTAAAAATAAGATAACACTTTATTTGTAAGTTTTTTATTATCTGATTTTCCTGTTATAAATTCATTTGCTACAATACAATTAATATCTTCTAGTATAGGACAGTCTATACATTCTAATGCTGTATTAAAAAAGAAACTATAGTAATTACTATTTAGTATATAAAAAGAAATACTTTTTAATAAAGTATTTTCAACCTTATCTTCTACTGTACAGTCGTTACAATTTTTACAATTGCAACCACATATTTTATCCTTTATTTCTGCTATAAGATTATCCAATAATTTGTTAAAACTATCAAATAAATAATCTGCATATTGAAAAGACCCATCTGTTGCTGTAGACGTTACTCTTATCTTATATTTTCCATCTTGAAATGGTATTATAATTTCAACGAAATCTTCAACAACTATTCTATCAGAAACTTTCTTATAACTATTACTTGAACAATTAGCCTTAATAAATAACTGCACATCAATAGTATTTAAACCTATTTTTTTTACTTTAATTGTTTTTAGAGTTCTACTTATTTCAAATCCAAGTGCTGTATTTATTATAGGCATAATTATTCAATTTTTTAGTTAGTAAATAAAGATGGAATTAAGCGATGCCATCTAGTTCTATCATCAATATCAGAAGTAGGTTCAAACACAGTTGGATCTACATTTGCAAAGCAGCATCATCTGCTAAAGTATCAAATCCATTGGGTTTGATAATTAAATCTAACACTGCAATTAAACTATTTCTTGTTACTGTACTTGTAGCTGGTATAGCTATAAGTGTAGCTTCATTGTTTAAATATTCTAACCAAGCTCCCATTGAAAATTGGTCATAAGTTAAAGCAATTTGGTCATACTTTTCAGTGGCTATTGCATTATAATTTCTTTCATCAGCAACTCCATTTAAAGTAGAAAGTCTGTAAGGAGATACATCCCAACCTAAAGCTTCATACTCTAATTGTTTAATATCATATCCAGCCCCTTCTTCAAAGGCAACTTGTTGAGTAACCTCTACTGTACCACTACATTTAAACCCTTCAACTTTTGTAACAATAGCTACAGTTTCTCTTGGGTAAAAATATTTTAGATTTACTGAGCAATAGTTATTAATTTTTTGAGATACTGTTTCAATTTCAAGATTAGTATATACAAAAGTAGCAGGTGTTGCTTGTGTAGCATTATATGCCATTATTGTTTCAACTTGGGCTAATGTTAAGTGTCCATTAGCATCTGGAGTTACTCCAGCAGCAGCTACAGAACCTCTTGGTAATATATTTGCTTTAATTAATCCTGTAGGATCATTATTAATATTAATAAACAATAGTTTAGTAATTTCATTTGCATCTCCTGATGGGCATGTTTGTTCACATCCATCACAACATGAAGTCATAATACTATAAGTTTTTGAAAACTGATTATACCCTTGACTTCTATAAATTTCTTGATTTCTAAGTTCTAATTTAACACCATATTCAGTTTCACAATTAGCTACATAATCTTTAAGAACAGCCTTCATAGGCTTCCCTGGAGTATGTGGTCTGAAACTATAAAAGGCAATGTTTTTACCTTGAATATGACTTCCTCTAGATTTTGCTATATCATCTGTTGTACTATCTCCATCCTTATCAAGACCTACTGCTAAGTAGAAATTTCTAGTTGGAACTGTACCATCTATAGAAAGATTAGTATCAAAATTAAATATACCAATTTGACCTGGTGCTAAGTTTGTTACTTTGTTACCTTGTGCTAACACTGCTTGATTTCCTTGTGTTACTAAAACTTGAAACACATCGTTGTTTCTTGCCATAATTTTTAAATTTTAATTAATTTGATTTAGATTTATTTTTGCTTGTTTCATTTGATAATCTGCCATAGACAAATCACCACTTGTAATAAATACAGCTATATCCACTATTTCTCTATGTGTATGTTCTGGAAGTTCACAATTTTGTATACCTGTCAATATTTGTCCTGAAGGGAGTGTATATGAACTTGTAGGTAAAAAATCTTGAGCATTATGAATATATGCGTGTTTTCTTATGTAATTAAGCCTTAATTCTTTTATTTGAAATGTACCATCTGTAAATATTCTAATTCCTTTATCATAAAATCTTATATTTATTTCCCCCCATTCATATGAAGAGTTATCAAATGGACTTGTTTCAAATCTATCATCATGTTGTCTAAGTATTGCTCTACCTGTTTTTTCATTGCAATTACCTTTTAACATTATAATATTAGCTGAAATATAGAACATGTAATCTTCAGGTAAAACTACAAAATAAGATGTATTATCTATTTGTGTTACTGTTAAAACCTTATCATTTACTACAATAGTTCTAATATCATCTATTGTTCTTTGACTTGTCTCAAATCCAAGATGATTATTAATTCTTGGTTCTGCAATAGACTTTACAAAAACTTCATAAGCTTCATTGATTTTCCAATCAATTTCAGGTACTCTCAAATTTTTATATTGTTGAGAATCTATCTTATTTAATTTTTGTTTAAAATCATAGTGCATTTCCTTTATATTCATAACCTATCTTAATTTATTTTTTCTAATATTTGAGCTTTCAAAGTTTGATTTTTTGGGTCTGAGAAATAATCCACAGCAGACTCAACATCAAATCCTATTTGGTCATCCATATAATATACAGATACACCATCTTTTCTCAATACGTTTTTATATATTGCTTCTAATACTAATGAATGTAAAGAAGTTCTTGCTTTATCTCTTTGGATAATTTGCAACACTTTATCAGCTCCTTCTTTATCAATAGCTTCGTCTAGTTTTAAATCTACATAATCATCAGATTGATTCCTTACAGAAATACCTAATAAAATTTGTATAATATCAGCTTTTCTTGTTTTTGTAAGTTTAGCACTTTCTATAATTACTTTTCTTTTTATAGCTGCTTTTGTTGCTTTTAATTCTACTTCTTCAGTTTCGTCAAAGATAACATATATAGCTGAAGGAAATTTACCTTCTTCATATTCTTTTTGAGAATTAGCTACCAAATCTGATGCTTTAAGAATTTTAACTTTAATTTCATCAAGTGATTTACTTGTGTCAAAGATATTTGTTTTAAACTCTAACTTAACCTGAGCTGCTGGACTATTCCAAAATTCATGGGGTTTACCTAATATATAATCAGGAGATAAATTATAACCTGTTTTACTTTCAAGTCTGTTTCTATCTTCTTCTGTTAATCCTGTAGCAAATTGTCCTGTTTGTATACTTATTAATGCTTCAATAGTGGTTGGTCTTGTAAAAATATCTTTACCTTTAACACCATGCCATCTTTCTTTTTCAATTGGTTTTACTTCTACTAATGCCATTTTAAATTTATTTATAATTTTTTGCAGTAATGTGGGTAGTACATACTACCCACATATAATCTGCAAATATAATGAATTTTATATTATAATATAAAATATAGTTATCCTATATTTCTTTTTAATATAAGTTCACCACATTTTGTAATATCTTCAATATGTACACCACATTGTTTAGATACGTGCATTGAGTAATATTCACCTGAGTGACTCATCATTGTTCCTTTAGCTGGTCCATAGGGTGATACTAAACCTGACACATAACCAAATTTATAACCATCTTTCTTAGATACTAATTTTACATTTGATGCTCCTGAATCTCCTGAAAAATCTAAGAAAGTAAATCTCATAGATTCTGTTGGATATCCTGTGATAGGATCAATCTCAAAATTAATACTTCTATCATCATATAGAGGATTGTGAACTAATTCTAATTCTGCTCCATTGTGCATTTTATATTGTACAAATTGATACCCTATTGAATAAGCATTTGAATGATAATCAGATTTTGCATTTTGAACAGGATTGAAATTTTGATTAGTAATAACCCAACCTCTTTTGTCCATAATATCTTGCATGGCTCTATTAAATAGAATCATACCATACTCTCCTGTAAACACTTTAATTTTTCTCCCTGAACCTGGTTTAACTCTTGAATAGAAAATATCTAATATGAACTCTTCAATTAATTTAGCTGTTAATTCAGAGTAGTAGTGTAAGTGAGAATCCTCAAGTTTTTCTTGAATACCTGAAAATGAATCTACTGATCTTCCTGTTGCACTTTCAATACTTTTTGCTTTTCTATTATACCAATATGC